GGATATATGTTTTGAGTTGATATGGTGCATACAACCTCCCGCACACGGCTGGCACAAATTCTGTCTGGCAAAATTTCCCAGCACTCCCCAGCAGAAAAAGAATCCCCAGCAAATTCAGTGAGCAATCAAGACTAAATGGAACGAATGAAAAGAAAAGATGAGCAGATTGATGAAAATTTGAACAGTAAAGGGGCGGGAATGTGCCTCCCCCCCTCTATACGTTAACGTATACAACCAGTACAACGGATAGGGATTTTAGGGTGTCACGTATTTGTGGAGCATAGCTTATGCGTTTAGGTTATGAGATCAGGAATGTCATAACTAAAAGTTATAAGTAGAGGAGGGGTACATGGACCCACGGGAGGGAACCTACAAAGGGGACCCTAGAGCTAAAAAAATAGCGGGAGGCATACTATAAATATTACTTGTAGATAACTATAAATATAAAAAACCTTTAGATTAATTATAAATAATAAAAATCTATAAATATATACTATAGTATATAGTATTAGAGTTTCGAGAAGCGACAACGCTAGTTATAATGTACAAACATCAATCTGTCAAGCATCTACCATAGATTTTTTTCTTCTAACAACTTGTACTTGATATAACTTTGTGTTATAAGTACTACTTACGGGGTTCTGCGGGAGGCTAACTACTATTAGGCACTATGTACAAAAACTTAGACACTGAAAATGATTTCACAATCTCGAAAGATGATACGTACCAACAGGAGTTACGTACCATCTCTTCTCTCCCTGACTTCGACAGGGTACCTGAAGATAGGTTCTTAGACCAATTCTACGCCTCTCTAAGCGACGATAAGCCACCTACTAATAGGGTACTACCACACAGTGACTTATTTTACTGTAGAGCCGCTTTAGAAGCTAAATTCCCAGATAGGAAGTTCACGATGGATGAAGTACGTGCTCTTATCCAAGAGATCTACGATGTGACCTATACTTGACTTTATTCCAAAAATGCATAAGACACAGACTTACACGTATCCCAAAAAGACGACACCTAGTGAAAATAATTTGGATAGATAGGTCTTCGGGGGTATACAAGGCGTAAGCCTACTTTGACTACAGACGGTGCGTAATACTGCATATGGGGAGTGGTTCCTTCAGGGCTTGAAGGTTGTATTTCTTCACAAGCTGGCGCAATGCCAGCCACCGTCTACTTTATTGAGTTTAGGTACACATGATAGAACAAGATATACGTAATTGGTCTTCTCATGTATTAGAAGTACCTAATGAACATTTGAATGGCTTACCTGCATGCCCTTACGCTAAGAAGGCGTGGATGGACAATAAGGTTCAGGTCATTGAGACAGACGATGTATATATTGAAGCACTGTCGCATGTCGGACTTGTACTCGACAAAACATATGATCTATTGATCTGTGCTTCGTATCGGTTACCAGATCCAGAGGACATGACTCGGTGGGTGACTAAGCTAAATCAAGCGATGGCATCGAACAATGCGTACTTCATGTGCTTCCATCCTGACTACGGTGCGGAGGAGGCAGACTTAGATTTCCTGTACGACACAGATTGGGAATCTGAAGTTAACGATGAGTACTGTATGATTTTTATACAGCGTCTAACCGATGTAGACGATAAGAGTAGACAACTACAGAAGCTTGGGTATTACCAAGCCTTTAACGAAGATGACTACGAATCCCTCGTAGTAAAACGTAGACAACTCAGAGAGAGATACCACAATGGCGATGAAACCTCGTGCAATGAAGAAGAAGACTCCAGCAACTAAAGCTAAGACTAAAATGATGCGTGGCGGCATGCCTAAAAAGGCAGACGCTACAAAGACTAAGATGATGCGGGGAGGCATGGCCTCTAAGGCTGGCAAGGCCAGCGGCGGAATGACTAAGAAGAAGAAGTGATATGAAGAAAGCAAATTGCGGTGCTTCAATGAAGCCACAACAAAAGTCTACTCCAAAGATGGCGATGGGTGGAATGATGGGTAAGATGGGAAATGCGCAACAACAGCGTAAGGGTCCCCAATCCGTACAGGCCATGACTGCACAGTCATCTGCAGGTGCCCGTCGGCAACAGCGTAAGTATAGCTAATGGCTCTTAACGTCACCCGCCCTAGCCGCTTTAAAAGCTACGGTAAACACGCTGAAGTAGATGATCAACGAGAGACAGTCTACACGTGCCCGGCAAACTCAGTTGCGTACATGTCTTTAGTGTTTGTATCTAACGGTACAGCTAACGCAACGGATGTGTTGATTGAATGGTACGATGCATCGGAGACTACACGTATTACAGTCGTCGGTTCTAAGAACTTATCTGCAGGTGACTTCCTGCAGTTGAGTAACGCATTCCTCGTACTAGAGCCGGGTGATCGTTTAGAAGTAACTCCTAGTAATACAGGTGGCGGTGCTAACCCAGACATTGGTGTCATCACTACAGTTGAAGAAGTATTCCTACCGACGCAGGGTTAAACGATGAAGAGTAAGAAATCACATCCGATGAATGCGGTCAACATGGCAAAGGGCGGTACCAGTCGTGTCAATGAATCCGGTAACTACACAAAACCCTCAATGCGTAAGAACCTATTCAACCAGATCAAAGCCGGTGGAAAGGGTGGAAAGCCCGGACAGTGGTCAGCTAGAAAGGCTCAAATGCTCGCAAAGAAATACAAGGCAAAGGGTGGAGGCTACAAGTCGTAATGAAGAAGCCCCAGCAGTCCTTGAAAAATTGGACCAAGCAGAAGTGGCGTACCAAAAGTGGCAAGCCATCTACACAAGGCCCCAAAGCTACCGGGGAGCGTTATCTACCGGAGAAAGCTATCAAGGCTCTTTCGGCCAGCGAGTATGCCGCTACTACCAAAGCCAAGCGGAAAGCGACTAAGTCAGGCAAGCAAGTAGCAAAGCAACCGAAGAAGATTGCAAAGAAGACAGCAAGGTACAGATAAATGGCTACAACAAAAGATGTAGAACGCCTACCTTCAGGCCGTATTAAATACCGTGGGGAGACCTTTGCAGGCTACAACAAGCCCAAGCGTACCCCGGATGGTCCTAAGAAGTTTGCTGTACTTGCAAAGAAGGACAGCCAAATTAAATTAGTCCGTTTCGGTGATCCGAATATGGAAATCAAGAAAGATAGTCCTGCACGACGTAAGTCATTCCGTGCAAGGCACAATTGCGATACGGCAACAGACAAGTTTTCGGCCAGATATTGGTCATGTAAGAAATGGTAAAGGACAAACCGTGAGTTACTTAAAACCAGACAAAGAATACACTGAGAAGCAACTGAACTTTTTAGATGCGATGGCCAATGATGCCAAGGGGAATATCCGTGCCGCTATGAACATGGCAGGGTATTCACCAACGACGCATACTAAAGAGGTTGTGACTCCTCTGCAAGATGAGTTGATTGCTCTTGCAAACTCTGTACTTGCCTACAACTCCGTCAAAGCGGCCCTAGGTTTAACAGGTGTCCTTGATGATCCTACAGCGTTAGGTGCTAAAAATGCTGTTACTGCCGCTACTCAAGTCTTAGACCGGGTGGGTATCGTGAAGAAAGAGAAGTTAGAAGTCTCTTCTGATACAGGTGGCCTATTTATTTTACCACCTAAAAAGGGTGAAGAAGACAGCGAGTAGAGCATGGCTCTTACCGACGAACAAAAAGCAAAGATCAAAGAGGAACTCTTCCCAGATCGCATAGAAAATAAGGGAAGAGGCCGTCCTGCGTTTGCCGCAATCTACGATGTAGACCCTGCGACGCAGAGTCCTAAGCTAGCTTTCGACTTACGGCAAGACTTGATCCCCCATTTAATGGAAGCTATCGGTGCGATGAAGGAAGGCGTGTCCTATCGTCAGGCATCTGGCTATCTATCTGCCAACGTAGGCTTCAAGTTCTCCCATGAATTGGCGAGACGTGTGTTCATGAAGGTCTGTGAGATCTACCCAGAGTGGGGAGAGAACAGGAAAAAGGCCCACGGCATACACGGGGAGAACAATGCGCAGTCCCCAGAGTTCAAAGATAAGAAAAAACAAGCAAAGTTACGTGAAAAGACGGAACTGAAGCGACAAATTAAGAGGCTCTCAGACCAATACGCCGCATTACAGGCGCAAGACAAGGTCAAGAAAGGTGAATTACCCGAAGATGCACTCGTTACACCTACTAAGTACCTCAAAGAAGACGGCACGATTGCGTCGAAGGCTGAAGCTGACCTTATTAAGGCAGAGGAGGAGGCTCAAGAAGCCCAAGATGTAATCTTCAAGCCTAACCCCGGCCCTCAGACGGACTTCTTAGCGTCAACAGAACGGGAAGTCTTGTATGGAGGAGCCGCAGGTGGTGGTAAATCCTACGCTTTGATTGCAGATCCAGTCCGATACTTCGGAAATAAGAATTTTAACGGTATTTTACTTCGCCGAACCAACGATGAACTTCGTGAATTGATCTGGAAGACCCAAGAGATGTATCCAGCCATCTACAAAGGGGCAAAATGGTCAGAACGTAAGTCTCAATGGACGTTTCCTAGCGGTGCTAGGCTCTGGATGACGTATCTCGACAGAGATGAGGACGTTTTACGCTACCAAGGACAAGCATTTAGCTGGATTGGCTTCGATGAGTTAACACAGCACCCTACACCCTTCGCATGGAACTACATGAGGTCTCGTTTACGGACAACAGACCCAGATTTAGCCCTCTGTATGCGGGCAACGACTAACCCCGGTGGTCCGGGGCACGGCTGGGTGAAGAAAATGTTTATTGACCCTGCACCAGCCAACGAACGCTTCTGTGCTAGGGACTTAGATACTGATAATGAGTTGCGCTTCCCGGATAACCATAAAAATGCAGGGAAACCGCTATTTTATCGGAGATTTATCCCTGCGACTCTCAAAGACAACCCATTTTTGTTCTCAGATGGCACATACGAGGCCAACCTACTCTCTTTGCCAGAACAACAGCGTCGGCAGTTACTTGAAGGCGACTGGATGGTTGCAGAGGGTGCCGCATTCCCAGAATTTACGAATAGACATCACGTTGTTGAGCCATTTGAGATTCCGTCGGACTGGAGAAAGTTCAGGTCCTGCGATTTCGGCTACACCACGTATTCTGCAGTGCATTGGTTTGCTATTGACCCTAACTACGAGACGCTTTACGTCTACAGAGAGTTATACGTCAGTAAAATGACCGCCCGTGAGTTAGCACGGGAAGTGATGAGCCTAGAGCAAGGCGAAGACATCAGCTACGGCGTACTAGATAGTTCGACATGGCATAAGCGAGGCCATACAGGGCCTTCGATTGCAGAAGAGATGATTGCTGAAGGATTGCGATGGAGACCTGCAGACAGAACAGCAGGTTCTCGTGTTGCAGGAAAGAACCGGCTCCACGAACTCTTACGCTACGACGAAGAGATTGAAAGACCGGGAATTGTGTTCTTTAACCACTGCCGACAAATCATTGCGGATTTACAAGTGATCCCAAGTGATCCGAAAGGTAGTGATGACATTGACGTGCGATATGCAAGTGACCACACCTACGACTCCGTGCGTTACGGAATCATGTCGAGGCCGAAGGCTAAAAGCATATTTGACTTTGGAGACGGGGCAAATACAACAGGGTGGAAACCATTCGACAGAGTTTTCGGGTATTGAGTGTAAATGGATGTATAAATGGCGATTGTAGAAAAACCAGAATTTGATAAAGAAGAAGTGATGGCGTTAGACGACTCAGATAATGAGGCGGATGATGTCCAGTATTCTGGCTTTGTCGATATTATCAGAGATAAGTTCCGTCACTCTAAGGATAGACGACTAACAGACGAAGAACGTTGGTTGACTGCCTACAAGAACTACCGTGGTATCTACGACGATACTACACAGTTTACGGACACTGAACGCTCCCAGATTTTTATTAAAGTGACCAAAACTAAAGTCCTTGCCGCTTATAGCCAAGTGACTGACGTTCTGTTTGCTGGCAACAAGTTTCCTATCGGTGTCGAAGAGACTAAGATTCCTGTCGGCATTAAAGATACGGTACACATCGATGCCGCAGTCCCAGAACAACTGCAAGACATTTACGACGAGTTGAACGTTGGGTATGCGGGTGACGGACAAGACATTCCAAAAGGTGCAGTGCGTTCTGCTGACATCAAGCCGTTTAAAGACAAGCTAGACCCTGTCAAAGAAGAAGTCAAAGACGGTCCGGGTTCTACACCAACTGCCGCCGTCTACGAGCCAGCCGTTGGGATGAGAATGGGGATTACGATCCTGTCATTAGGACAATGCCTCGCATGGAAGCAGTATCAATCTGGAATTTCTATCCAGATGCAGATGCGAACAACATGCACGAGGCGGAGCATATCGTCTACCGTCATCGTATGTCTCGTTCTAACTTGAGAGAGTTAAAAGAACGCCCCTTCTTCCGGGATGAAGCGATTGAACGTTCTATTGATGCTGGCCCTAACTACGTTAATGAATACTGGGAAGATGTCCTCGATGACACAAACTACAGAGACACAGTTAACCGCTGGGAAGTCTTAGAGTATTGGGGCGTTATTGATTCTGAATCTGCAGAAGAAGCTGGCCTAGAATTAACCAAAGAACTGAAGAAGCAAGATCAAATTCAGATCAACGCATGGGTTTGCGGAAACAACATCCTTCGTCTGGTGCTTAACCCATTCAAGCCTACCCGCATCCCATTCCATGCGTTCCCATACGAACTTAACCCATACTCCTTCTTTGGTATCGGTGTCGCTGAAAACATGGAAGACACACAGCATCTGATGAATGGCTTTATGCGGATGGCTGTAGATAACGCCGTCCTATCAGGGAACCTAATCTTTGAAGTCGATGAAGCTAACCTCGTACCGGGACAGGACCTTTCCGTCTATCCGGGCAAGGTATTCCGCCGCCAAGGTGGTGCTCCGGGTCAGGCGTTATTCTCGACTAAGTTCCAGAATGTCGCACAAGAAAACATGATGTTGTTTGATAAGTCTCGCCAGTTAGCAGATGAATCAACAGGTATTCCTTCATTCTCGCATGGACAGACTGGAGTCACTGGCGTTGGCCGTACTGCCTCTGGCATCTCTATGCTCATGGGTGCCGCCGCACAGAACATTAAGACTGTAGTCAAGAACGTTGACGACTATCTGCTGGCCCCACTGGGTAAAGCAATGTTTGCGTTCAACATGCAGTTTGACTTCGATCCTGAGTCTAACGGTGATCTTGCTGTTGTTGCACGAGGCACTGAGTCTCTCATGAGAAATGAGATTCGTTCACAGCGTCTGATGCAAGTCATGCAGATGGGTGCGAACCCTGCCTTGGCACCAATGATCAAGTTCGACTACATCATCCGTGAGATTGCGGCTAGCTTAGACCTCGACGAGGACAAGATCATTAACGATCCTCGTGAAGCGGCAGTACAAGCCATGATGATGAAAGCGTACATGGAAGCTAACCCACAGCAAGCACAGGCACCACAACAGCCTCCACAGGGCGAGGGCGGGGTTCCTTCCCCTGAGAATCCTACAGGTGGTGGAGCCGGGAATATCGCACCGGGATTAGCACCTGAACCGGGGGCCGAAGGATTCGCTGGACCGGGTCCCGGACCTGAAGGCGAGGTAGCCTAATGCTTCCTGAAGTCGCCCGTAAAGTTTTACCGTTAGTCAACGTTAAACAAAATAACGAACGCTTAGAACATTACGTTGATTGGCGGGTTTCTTATTTACACCAACAGCTAGAGCAGTGTTCAACTGCCGAAGAAATGAAGTTACTTCAAGGACAACTGAAAGAAGTCCGTCGTCTATTAACACTTAAAGATGAAGCCAACTCAGCGGCTAAGGATGCTCATTAATGGCAGAACGGGATACTGGCTTTCTTGCCCCTTTTACAATCAGCGACAAAGCAACAGACTATGCTCGTGCACTTCGCAAAGAAGAAGACACGAACTACGACGAGACGGATAATAAATACGATGCCATTCGTCACATCGGCGGTGTGTTAGCCCTCTATGCCCAGTACCCCGACACGGCTTCTGACGTTGTGACTGGCGGTAAAGAAATTCTCGATAAATATTTGCTTGGCGGCAGTGACGAAAGCCGTGAAATGGATGAACATAACAATGAGATTGCTCGTGAACTTTACAGGATGCTACCTGAAGAAGATGCTCAAAATTTGACCACTGAACAGGCTCTTGAAATCGCTAAATCTTACGTTGAAGAATGGGAGTTAGCAGAAAAGGAAGGCCGTGAGATTGATCTGCCAGAAAGCATGAAGCCAATGATGATTTACGGCAAGACGAAAGAGCCTGCAGAAATGGCCGAAGGTGGCCTGATGCTAGCACCGGGCGGTGCAGTGGCAAAGGCTGTGAAGTCTGCTGTCGCACCGACTGCTATTGCATTAGGGATGACTACTCCAGAAGAAGCAGAAGCGGCCTACATTCCTCTCAAGGCGTTTAAAGAAGGCACTGAAGTTGCCAAGCGTAAGTTCGATGAAGTCACTAAGCTTCTCGATGAAGGTATTGACGATTCACCGGGAGGTGAACTCTATCAGCGTACGGGTGCCTATCGTGCTGAAGATGGTGACATTAAAGTTGACGTAGCAGAACTAAAAGCCCGTGATTTAGAGATGGCACAGGCTGTCGGTAAGTTCTCTGAAGATGCAGAGTTCTTTATTAATAACCCGAAGAAGACTCGTAAAGAGATTCGTTCTAAGATCAGCGACTACCTTCCTGCGAACAGTCCTATCTTTGAGAACTTCCCAGAACTTCGTGATGTCACTGTTGTCCTGCGTCGAGGAAAACGAACAAATAATAAATACACCGATGAAACTAACACATACGGCGTATTTTATCCTAGCAACAAAGAAATGCACATTCTGTTTAGCACGGAAGGGGATGCCAAAAAGACGAATTTGCGTGACCCAGTCAAAGCGTTTAACACACTTGTCCATGAATTTCAGCACCACATTCAAGATGTCAAAGGTGCAACCAGTAACGGGTTCAACACACTACAGACTGGCGTGTTTGCAACAAAGATGAAAGACGAAATCCCTCGTCTTCGCAAATTGATTGCAGATGAGCCAGACAACGAAAAAGCCAAAGCGCAACTCAAGCAGTACACAGATCTCCTTGAAGACGCAAAAGTCGATGTGGATCAATTTGTTTCTGGTCAATACGACGAAAATATCAAAAAGTTCATAGATAGTGAAAAGGCCAGTTTTGCTATTTACGTTAGAGACTTGGGGGAAGCAGAAGCCCGTTCTGCAGGCCGCAAGGCATTCTTGACTGAAGCTGACCCTGCTCGCAAAGAAATGGGCGTGTTCTACCCTGCCACATCTAAAGACCCCGGTACGTTAGAAGCCATTAAGATCGGCTCTGAGAAACAATTGCCAAGAGAGCAGATTTTAGTTCGCCGCTATCCCGGTGAACGCTATAAAGAATCACATCTTGACTTCGTAGACCCCGACACAAAACAACGAGTACCTCCGAAGCTTGCAGTTGCAGGCACAACGGCAACAGGACTTGCGGCGGCTACTCCAAGTGAAGCGTTTGTCGGTTCGTTAGGATTTGAAGATCCTACTCCTTCTGCTTCTTTGATTGGTGACGAACGTCTTAAAGATATTCCGCTAGAACAACAAATCCTTCTTGATCAGCTAGTACCTAAGACTAAGCCATACGATTTAATTACAAGCATCCCCGGTGTTGATATTGCCGCTATGTTGTCTGACCTGACCTACGAGGCTGGTGAAGCGACAAAGATGGAAGAAGGTGAAGAACAACCTGAATCTGTTGACGAGTTTTCAGAGATGGAACGAGATCTCGCTGGCGGTTTAAAAGAAGATGAGTATAACAAAACAAAAATGCGCCAAGGTGGCGGGATAGAAACTGAAGCAGGCAAAGAGATGGAAGAAGAGGGCAAAAAGAAATTTGAACTAGATCGTAACAAGGCTGACCTCAATAATGATGGGGAGTTGTCTTCTTATGAGAAAGCCCGTGGCGAAGCTATCCAAAAGAACATGGCTGAAATGAATGCTGGCGGCATGATGTCAGATCCATTTGCTCCCTTCCAAGTTGTGATCGGTATCGACGGTGAATCAGGCAATAACATTCCTGCGGGTTCTAAAGCTGAAGAAGTCCGTGATGATATCCCTGCCATGTTGTCTGAAGGTGAGTATGTCATGCCTGCAGATGTTGTCCGTTATCACGGGCTTAAGACAATGGAAGCCTTACGTTGCGAAGCGAAGCAAGCGTTAGGTCTAATGGCACAGCATGACCGCATTGCTATGGTTGATGAAGAAACCAAAGAGCCAGTCAAGAAAGACGAAATTGAGTACGACATCGAAGAGAAAGATAAGCCTGAAGTTGAAGAAGCGGAAGTCGAAGTCGTTGAAGCACAGACTGGTGCTGACATCCAGACAACTGATGAAGAGGGTGTCGATCCCTTACCAGAGGCTACCTATTATCGTTATGAGACTCGTTGGGACCCAACACGCAACCGCTATCGCCGGGTGCCTATCGATCCTTTAACTGGTGAAGTTGTTACTGAAGAAGCCTTCGATTCTTCTCGTGCATCTCGTTATGGTCTTCCACAGGTGCTGGGGCAACAGCCCGTGCAGTGCCCTGAAGGCTACGAGTACGATGAAGAAAAAGGTGTCTGCATGCCGATCAGCACTGATCAGCAAGTAACAGCACCTACACAACGATCTGATAGTGGCGGCGGAGATGGTTTCGATCAAGGGCTAGCGGCAGAGCCTAGAGACTACACAAGCTTAAGAGACTACGAGTCTTATCAACTTGCAGAAGCACTCGGCCCTAACAGGGATTTAGTCACTCCAGAACAAGCGTTAGATCGCATGACGACTCCGACAGATATCGAGTTACCAACAGGTCTATCCGCACTCAGCCCAATAGCACAAGTGACTTCTCGTATTGGACGATTTGCGGATGCTGTGGGTGCCCAACGTGCCGCACTACAACGTGAAGACTTAGTCGAAGCAACAGCAAAAGATATTGCTGAAGGAAAAATTGATGTAAGCCGATTGGCGCAGACATACGACTTTACCTTCAATCCAGACACGGCATCGTTTGAAAAGTCGAACCCTACTCGTGTATCTGAGATTACAGATGTTGACGGTAAGGCTGTTGTCACCGGCACCAACTATGTTGGGGCTAGTGGTAAAGTCTACGGGGATGACTACTTTGAAGATGATGCCGCTATTCGGGACATCTTCGGCGAAGACATTCCTATGGGTACTCCAACTCAATTAGGTGGAGGAATATATTCTGATTTTGATCCTTTAACATCTTTTGAGCAAGGACAGTACGGAAGTTATATTACCGGCGGGTTAGGCGGACAACAAGGGGCTATTGGAGTCACATCTCCAACTACGGGACTAGAAGTTGGTACGTTTGATTCTGTATCTGGGTTTGGATTACTCAGTGGGATTTTCACGCTCGCAATAATCGTTCCGTCACTAGCAGTAAGTGTACGAAGATTGCACGATACGAATCGGACAGGTTGGTGGTTGCTCCTCTCCATTATTCCGATTTTAGGAACTATAGTCTTGGTAGTATTTTGGTGTTTGAGAGGTACACAAGGACAAAATGACTACGGTGATGACCCACTGATCGAAGTTGTACCAAATGAATGTGAAACCTAAGGACGTGCTTCTAA